GGTAAAGACTTCGTAGACCCAGAGACAGTCGTAGGTGGCTCAGCGCAACTCAAGGCTACCCTTAATCCCTTAGACATTGGTTCTGATCGGGAAGCTGACTCCTACGCTGGATATGCTGGTAACACTTTCGGTGAAGCCACTACTTTCCTTGCTGGTGGTGCTGGTGTTGTTCAGAAGGCTAAGACTGGTTCTGGTGTTATCGCTGGGATTGCTAAGGAAGCTGATGTAGCTCTCAAGACTAAGCTAGGTACTGTTGTAGCTGGTGAAGCCGCCGTATCTGCGGGTGCTGCTTATGGTCGTCAATACTCAGAAGAGAATGAGTTTGGTGCTACTGGTTCTCTAGCCGTAGAATTTGCTACGGGAGCTCTTGCTCTGTTATCTGCTGGAGGAGCCAAGAAGGTAGTCCTAGACCCACTCACAGCTAAGCTCAAGAATATGACCCAGAAGGAAGCCCTTGAGAAGCTCTCAAAGGAAGAGATTGCTGAGGTTGTTGCTGAGGGTCAACGAGTGATTGCTAAAGAAGATGGTAGTAAGGTTCGCCAAGAGACAGTCATAGAGAAAACCGTAGGAGAGACACAACCCTTAGAGGTCACCGTAGGAGGCAAGAAGATACCTTCAGAAGCCCCAGCGACTACTGCGACACCTAAAGACACCCCAGAGGCTACCCCAGCTCCTAAGACTGACTACGAAATTGAGTCTGTATATGATGAAGATGGAGGGATTGATTATGATGTCGACGAAGCTCTCCGTAAGATAGCCAAAGAGCGTGACTTGGGTATTACGAGTGACCGCGAAGCTAATTCCGTTGTTCGTAATGAAGACGGAGAAGTTATTGGTGGCACCTTTGTTTCTAATGATGGGGATAACTACACTTTCGATGTTGTTGTGAGTGAAGCTGCCGACGGAACTGGTGTAGGCAGTAAACTCCTAGATGACGTTATTGAAATGCCTTATGAGCTTCGGGAGATAAATCCTGATGCAACAATGCAGGTGGATGTTGTTAGCCCCAAGATGAAGGAGATGCTGGAACGTCGAGGCTTTGAGGTTAAAGAAGAGATTGGAAAAGACCGATGGTTAATGGAACCAAAGGATTATGACAATGTAGGTAAGCCAAAAGTAGTAGAGCCTACCCCCGCTCCTAAGACACCCGAAGTAGCCCCCGAAGCTGACCCTATTGATGCTTCTATAGCCGCCATTAACGACATCCTCACAGGTGACCGCACAGGTGGTAAGGGCGCACGTGTTACACGCAAGGTTAAATCCCACTTCCGAGCAGTCGCTCAGGAGTTCTTTGGAGACGTCAACGATCTCCTCAAGACTAAAGACATAGCGACCGCTAAGAAAATCCTTAGTCGCATTGATAAGTACACAGAGTTTGATCGTGCTATCTCCAAGAAGGACTACGCACAAGGCTCAGAGCTCCAAGCGAACACCCGTCAAGCTATGGATAATGGCACGACGGACTACGCCGCTGGTATCACTGCTGCTGGTAACAAACGCACAGAAGACCTTATCGTTCTCAAAGGGATGCTACAGAAGCTCGTAGACGAGGACGTAGCGATTGATCCAACGGTTGCTAAGAAGGTAGCTGGAGACGCTAAGAAGAAGGCTGAAGGTGCTCCTAAGCTCTCTAAAGAGGAGAAATTAGACGCTATTGCTGACCAAGTGGCTAAGACTTTCACAGGAGAGCGTGTAGGCGTCTTTCAGCAAGCCATTGATGGTTACTTTACTCTACGTCTTACTCAGATGCTTAACCAAGCTAAGACTGCTTTCGTGGGTGTTCCTTCTGCTACTCTTATGGCTGTTGCTCGTCCAATCGTTAACACTCCTTACAATATAGCCAAAGCTCTGAAGTTAGAAGGTGTCTCGATCTCTCGTCGCGTTCAATATGCCGCAGCGGACATCTCAGGAACCTACGAGTATGTGCGGATGATTACAAAGCACCTAGGGGACACCCTGCGCTCCTCTAAGGACACTATATTGAACAAGGGCGATAGTAACTTCCTTTATCGTGATCGTAATGCCTACATCAAAGATCAACTAGCGGAAGCCTCTGAGCCTAACCACCGTGTTAAAAGACGCATCAAACAAGCCCAGCGCCGCCAAGCTGTCACTGAAGCTCAGTCTGAATTAGCTCGGAAATACCTTAAAGCTAAAGCTACCATCCTAAACAGCAAGCCAGCACAAGTTCCTGCTTTCTTCTTTGATTATGGTATCTCGCTCATTGGAGGCCTTGAGGAAATCTCTTTGATTGCTCACTCGATGCGTGCTGCTCGTGCTAAGGGCATCAAAAAAGCTATTGATGATGGCGCTGATAACGTCTGGAAGTCCTCCGAGGAATACATGGAGGCGGCCTTTGATCGTTCTCGTGGTGGTCTGCAAGCTAAGTATGATCCCGAGTATGCTGACATCTTTAACACTGCTCGTCGTGACCACTTCCGCGCTATGGATTTAGACCCGAAGGATATCCGTAAGGATCTTACAGACGGTCTTATTTCAGCCCTCGTTAAAACATCAGGTAACATGGATGAAGCAGGACTCCTTGCTAGGACACTCTTTGTGTTCATTGGTGTTCCCATGCGTGCCTTGAGTGCTAATCTCTCTTACATTGCTGCTCCTATTAACGTGACTAAGAACGTAGCTGGTGGTTTAGCAAGACGCACCGAATCCGCCATGGGAAGCTCCGCTACCTTTGGTAAGTATAACAAAAAGATTTCAAACCTAGAGCTTGATATTAAAGAACAGAAAGCGCTCCTAAAGTCACAAGATGACGATGTGGTTAAGACTGCTGAGAAGAAGATTGCAGAACTAGAGAACTCTCTAGCTGACGTCAAAGACCTCAAGATGCAAAAGGACTACGAAGATCTAGGTAAGCTCGGAGTAGGCGCTGGGCTGTTCTTCCTTGGCTACGAGATGGCTAAGAATGGACAGGTTGCTGGTACTGACTCTTGGATGACTGAAGACCAAAAGCGAGCAATTTCTAAAGTTCAAGGTGCTCCCAATAGCTGGAAGATCACCATGGGAGGCTCTGAGTATGACTTTAAATACTTTGAGCCACTCAAGGGCGTCTTTGCTCTTGGTGCTGACTACGCTCGCCGTCAAGCAGCTAAGGAAGCTGGCGCACTCACAGAAGACCAAACGATGACCCAGTTCCTTACCTCGGTTACTAAATCTATTGCTACGGACTCTCCGTTCGCTACAGGTGTTCGTTATATGACACAGATTATGTCTCCCAATCCCGAGACACAAGAACGTGGTACAATGGGTATTGTTCGTTCGCTTATTCCTGTTCCAGCCGAGGTGCGTAACTTCAACAAGTTCGATGAGGAGTTTGTTACTGATACTAGCGCTGGAGAGTTCTTTGACACCACTCTGAGCGCCTCATTAGGACAAGAGACGGGTAACTACCGATTGACGCTCCTAGGTGAGCCTAAGATCAAAGAGGAACCATCCCTAGCGAGCTACGTTCTACCTTTTGCTGGTAAGAAAGTCCCAGAGCGTGAAGCCATTGATGACATACTCCTAGAGGATGCTATGAGCTTCAAGAGCGTCTCTGACGTGCCTACGAGTATCTCTGGATTCAAGCTCAAGAACTTCACCAACGAAGATAACGAAGACCTCTACAGTGTCTACGGGCAACTCATAAGTGAAACTCGTTTGGGCGGTAAGACACTGCGCCAAGCGTTGAACAAACTAGTAAAGACTAGTGACTTCAAACGTGAATACAAGAAAGGCTACGAGCAAAACGAGCAAGGTACTGATGTCAACGAAGGCATGGAGATGATTAAAGATGTTATCTCTGAATACCGCGCTGAAGCTCGTGATAAAATTCTCAACTCCAAAGCTGCTACAGATTATGTGGATAGCGATGGTAACAACATCTATGACATCTTAAAGGAACGCGAGGCATTCTCCGAGCAACCTGAAAGCCTACTAGAATCCCTCAACCTCCAATAAATTATGGCTAACAGCTACATTGAATATACCTCAGGACTCACAGCAACTACCTACAGCGTTCCCTTCAACTTTCTATCGATTGATGATGTCAACGTGAAGGGATACAACGGAACCACTTGGAGTGACCTAGCGGTTGCCTCAAGGGACGCATCAGCAAAGACCGTAACACTCGACGGAGCACCCAGTGCCTTCCAAAAGATACGTGTATGGCGTAACACTGGGACTACACAATTAGTGGACTTCCAGAACGGCTCTAGGCTCTCAGAGAGTGACCTCGACACAGCTTACCAACAAGGTCTGTTTGTGGCTCAAGAGGTTTCTGAGAACGCTTCTACAGAGATTGCTGGTATTGGCCCACAAGGCCCTCAAGGTATCCAAGGAGCCGCTGGTAATGATGGAGCCGACGGGGCTGATGGTGTTACCTCTACAGTGGCTCTTACAGAGTCCTTTGAGAGTTCTGAGATTACCGTGCCTACAACAGTGGGAAACGAAGAGGTTTCTCATGGTCTTGGGAGCGTTCCTAAGATATTCCAAGTTGTTATTAGGTGTAAAACAGCCGACCTTGGCTACGCAGTAGATGATGAAGTTGATGTTACCTCATCGGGCATACAGATTTCAGTTTACAGTAACAGCACGGTTATAGGTTTTACTCAAAAACCCAGTGTCTATATCTCCCACAAGGATGGAAGCGCTGTAGCTAATATAACACCAGCCCACTGGAAGCTAGTCTTCCGCGCTTTCGCATAATATAATTAACCCTCTCAATACCTTAACCAAAAATGTTACCTGAAAACCCTTACGTGACCCCCTTTATAGCCACCAGTGGAATCCTCGGAACCCTTACCCTTGACCATATTAACACAGCCGTAGCTATAGGCGTAGGTGTCTTAACGATGTTCTATCTGGGCATCAAAATCTACAAGGAATTTACAAAATAATTATGAGTGATAGCAGTGAAAAACTATATGGTCTCCAAGACCTACTGATTGATGAGTTCATTAATCGCATCCAGAGCGGTGAGGCGTCTCCGAGCGACCTCAATGCCGCCCGTCAGCTCCTAAAGGACAACCAAATTAGCGCAACAGTAACCAACGACAACCCTATGGCTAACCTAGTCAGCATCCTTCCCTTTGATGATGAAGGTGTTGACCGCGTAGCTTCCCGATAATGGCTAGAGATTACAAAAAAGAATACGAGAGCTACCACAAGAAGCCTGAACAACGACGTAGGAATGACTCTAGGAAAGCCGCAAGGCGTCTGATGGTCAAGAAACACGGAAAAGCAAAGCTTGCTGGTAAGGACATTGATCACAGGGATAGGAACCCTAAGAACAACTCTACGAGTAACCTAAGGATTCAGTCGAAAAGGACTAATCGAGGTAATAACAAGTAACCTATATGGAGATACCCTCACAGCTAAAGGACTTTAAGAATTTCTTGTTCCTATGTTGGAAGCAGTTAAACCTGCCCGACCCTACTCCGCTTCAGTATGATATTGCTGAGTATATGCAGAACGGTGATAGACGTGCCATTGTGCAAGCGTTCCGTGGCTGTGGTAAATCTTGGATCTGTTCCGCTTATGTGGTTCACCAGTTACTCCTAGACCCCTCTCTAAATATCCTCGTGGTGTCCGCTAGTAAGACCCGTAGTGACGACTTCAGTACCTTCACGCTTCGTCTTATTAACGAGATGGAGATACTTCACCACTTGCGCCCCAAGGACTCCCAAAGGCAGTCTAAGATCTCTTTTGATGTTGGCCCAGCGCCAGCCTCTCACGCTCCCTCAGTGAAGTCTCTAGGTATATCCTCGCAGCTTACAGGTTCTCGTGCGGATATTATCGTTGCTGACGATATTGAGGTAGCCAACAACAGTGCTACGATGCTCATGCGGGAGAAGCTTAGCGAACAGGTAAAAGAGTTCGATGCTATCCTGAAGCCCGACGATACCTCTAAGGTTCTGTTTCTAGGAACACCTCAGACATTCGATAGTATCTACACGAAGCTCCAAGAACGTGGCTATAAGAGCAAGATTTGGCCAGCTACACACATTACACAAAGTCACAACGAGAAAATCTATGACGGAAACGTAGCTAACATCTGCGTAGACCCAGAGATGGAAAACAAGTCTACAGAGCCGCTTCGGTTCTCCGATGTAGACCTAGCAGAACGAAAGATCTCTTATGGGTCTGCTGGCTATACCATGCAGTTCATGCTGGATAGTAAGCTATCTGACGTCGAGAAGTTCCCTCTAAAGATCAGTGATCTGATAGTAACAAGTATAGACAACGAGGTAGCCCCTGAGCGCTATGTGTGGGCTCGTGATCCAGCCCTTGAGTGGGACTCTAGTGTGCCTAACGTGGCCTTTGCTGGTGAGAGGTATTACCGACCCTTTAAGACACTAGGTGAAATGGTTCCTTACACTGGTAGTGTGCTTGCAATTGACCCTGCTGGTAGAGGTAAGGATGAGACTGGTTATGCTGTCTGTAAGATGCTTAACGGTACTCTCTACATTCCTGCTGCTGGTGGTCTTTCTGGTGGTTACTCCGAGGAGACCCTAGTGCAACTCGCGGAACTCGCTAAGAAACACAAGGTGAACTACATCGTCACTGAGACCAACTTTGGTGACGGTATGTTCAACGAGCTGATTAAGCCTGTGTTGACTAGGATATACCCTGTGAGCATTGAGGAAGTCAGGCACAGCACTCAGAAGGAGAAGCGTATCATTGATACCCTAGAGCCTGTCATGGCGGGTCACAGGCTTGTGGTTGATCCTGACGTGGTTAAGGATGACTTCCAGACTATCCAGAAGTATCCACACGAGAGCCAGTTGAAGTACTCTCTGTTCTACCAGATGTCTCGCCTAACAAGAGACCGTGGAGCTATTACTCACGATGATAGACTTGATGCTTTATCTATCGCTGTCGCTTACTGGGTGGAACATATGGCTCAAGATGCAGAGGTAAAGATGGCTGAGAGGAAAGTAGAGCTGTTAGACAAGGAGTTACAATCCTTTCAGGACGCTTATTATAAGAACAAAGGTGGTAGTAACACCCTTACTTGGTAACAAAAAATAGAGGTCGCCTAGTCGTTTCCTAAGTAACTGATTATCAATAACCTTTTAATCGGATGCGGTATAGGAGAAAGGGAAGGGAAGACCCTATCATAAATAAAATTTTATAACCTTGACAGGTAAGGAACAATCTCTTTAAAATTATATCTATAAGATGCCTTACTATTAGTGTCCTTTGAAAAAGAGTGTTAATTAGTTTCTGGTAATAGGTTCCCCTCCTTAAAGTGTCCCTTATGTGAAGAATAAGAGTGTCCTTTAAAAGTATATTAAAAGTGTTTGACAGGTGATAACTACCAACCAGTATTACCCATATGAAACACACAATAATAGTTACCTTTATGGTAGCCTCCTCGGTAGCCCTATGGCTGCTCAATGACTCCCTGAGGAAATCCCAAGAACACATTAATATCCTTGAAGAAGTCTTAGAGATTCACGAAGAAGCCCTCCAAGACCACAGGAAAGCCCTTTTGTTGATTATTGAAGAACTCAAGGGTAAATACATCTAATATCTATGACTCCTCTAGAACAAGCCCAAGCACTCCTCGGAGAGCACTACAGAAACTATGTTCTTATTGTTCAGACAGAGGAAGAACCCTATACCTTTAACATTGCTTCGAGTGACCCCTTTGCCACTACAGGTCTTCTAATAGAGTCCGTGAAATACCAAGAAGCCTTTATGAACACCTTTCAAGCGTCCGATGACGATGACTTTGAGTGGGTTGACGTGGAGGATGACGAGGACGACGACGAGGACTACGAATTTATGTAACTATTTGTTTATGTGTGTTGGTCACTAGTTGTGGCCGTTTTGTGTGTTGTAGCTTAAATGCTACTTGTGTGTGACCCTCAGAGAGCCTTGTTTGCCTCTGGGGGTCTTTCATAGGGGTAACACCCTTGTAGGTTATCAAAACGCCTTGTAGGGGCTCTCAGGGGGTTCTATAGGTGTGTAGAGTATCCTGAGCAAGACTCAAAGCCTAAGACGATGGTAAAAACTGCTCCCCTGAGTGTCCTATGAGTGTCTCTTTGTTTTGGTATAAAAATGTGAGAGGGTATACGTTATATCGTCGCGCCAGAATACCCCCTTGGCACCCCGCATTTGTCCGCTGCGGCACGAATTTGTCACTGCACAGGGGGTACCTCTTTTATTCTAGGGGATTGCTGGGGATTATAGATGCCCAGTTGGGTGCAATGAGTGTTCATATCAAGGTATCATGATGTGTTGATGCGTTCGTCTGTGTTTGTCAGATGCTGTGTTTTTGTAGATCACTATGGACAAGCCATCATCTAGTAACACTCAATGTCCACTCACAGCATCCACTCACCGCACACTCAATGTCCTCTCACAGCTGCACTCATTATATGTCCACACACAGGACACACACAGGACACACACAGGACACTCACGGTCGCACACGACAGCACTGGCGTGACTGCTACATATATACATACAACAGATGCACTCATAGGCACGCTCACAGCACACTTATATATACATACAACAAGCACACTATATATATATACATACTATGAACACACACAGGCACTCAATAGATGCACCACAGAACACTCACATAACACTCACAATATATACTCTGAGTGCTCGTTAGCACGACCATAAGTGACCTAAAAGGCGGGTTTTCCTAGGTATCTGTAAAAAACTTTGCGCTCTCAGCCCAGTGTTTATGCGGTCTCCGAGCTTTTCTTCAATTTATTTTCACTTTTATTCAAAAAAAGCTTGCACGTAAGTATTTGATCTGATTGTCTTTAATCATCGCCAACACTACTAACCACTAATAACACACAATACTATGGACATCACACTACTACTACAAATCACCGCTCTTGTTCTTTTCATCACAGCTTGCATCTTAAAAATCACAAGCGAGCGTCGCAAGCACTCCAAAGTCCTTTCCGACTTCGATACACGCCACGCAGCACGCACAGTAGAGCTCAACGCTTTCCTTGCCATGATCGAGCAGGATAAAAAAGACGGCCTTATTTAATCACCAACAAATCAACCACACACACAACCACACACAAATTACACACAATGAAAACACAAAACGAAATAACGACAATGGATAACGGTAAATTTGAAATGGAAAAACCATTGACTCCCTACCTTTGCGAGCTTGCCAACAATGGCGACGGGGAGGAAATTAGTTGGCAGGAAGATAGTTTAGGCCACTTTGCAGTCAAATTTGAACTGACTTGCGAAGAGTGGGAAAAATTCAACGGTGGAGCTGAAGATTTTCCGTTCACGTGGATTTACTGCGAAGATTCGCAAGGATTTGCTTATTCATTTACTGAAGAGCACTACAAACATTGGGTCGCCTAGACATTCTCTAAAATATCACAACCAACCACACAACCACACACACCACACAAACACACACTACTATGAACACACAAAAACACTACATATCCACAGTAACAATCCGCAACGGAGAATACGAAACACTAACAAACTACTGCTTTCGTTCTTCTGATCTTAAAACAGCAGAAAAGGAAGTCATTGAAGCCTTCGATATTGGCGGCGATGACTGGGAGCAACAGGCCGAGTTATACAGTTTAACTGAAGTGACAGCAGAAGAGTATTCAGTTTTAATTAAATTCATATAATCAACCATACAAACACACACACAATACATACAATGAACAACACAGATCAAATCCACGACACACTCATAGAACTAGGCATTGCAACAGATGAGGAAATAGCACTTGTTACTTCTATTAACGGAACTAACGAGGAGTCCTACAATGACATTCTTTTCTCTCGCACAGGCTACCGCTCACTAGAGCAAATGGAAGACTAGCAACAATAAGTCGAAACGGGACACAGCGCCCGTCTAAGCACCTTGGCAAGTGTTTACTGATGAGACAGCCACGCAACCACACACAACCACACTATGAACACAACAGAAACACACCAAGAGCGCTTCCAAGCGTATTACATAGACTACCTACTCAACCACGGCACAGTCGCTTCATATGCGGCAGCCCATGGGCTCACCTACGAAACCGCAAAGCAGCGCCTGGACACAGGCCGCACGGTTTACGAGTCAATGACAGAGCAAACCTATCACGATACATTAGCCGCAACTGGTCTTGCGTTCTTTTAACTAACAAACCGCCACACAATAACAATTAAACCAATAAACACAATCATGACTCCTACAATATACAAATTAGCTTACACTGGTTCAGTCATTAACTGCGAAGGATTTCACCTCTTCCAAAATGATGGTAATACGGACGTAGCTCTTAAAACGCTTGAAACCGAGGCAGAGCTTCTTCAATACCTTGCGCAAACCTTCGAGAAAGTAGGCGAGATATCAGACTACGGTCTTTATATTCGCAAAAGCTTTCAAGGTCTTACTAGCTAATACAAACCGCCACACAATAGCACACTATGGACAAGACACTAATCCACC